CGGATAGATTGATGGATAAGTTATTGATTTATCTTTTTTTGATTTTTTTGTTTTTAATGGATTAGTATTTAATTGTGCCGGATTTTCCTGTTCAGGTTCCGCCTGTTTAGGTTTTGCCTGTTCTGGTTTTACCTGTCTTGGATTTTCCCGTTTAGGTGAAAGCCCTGTGTTTTCGGTACTTACAGGCTGCTCATGGATCGTATATTCAATGTCTCCCAACTGCCCGTTATCATAGCGGAGGCGCTGTCTGGTGAGATAACCATGCCGCTCCAGTTCCTTCAGGGCAGTAGTGATAGAATCCACACCATCCTTGCAGATATGGGCGAGTCCCTTTGTGGTATAATCCCAATCTTCCGGCAGCGACAACATAAGTGATAAAAGCCCCTTTGCCTTTAAGGACAACTCCGTATTGCGCAGATGGTGATTGCTCATTATCGTAAAGTCCTTTGTTTTCTCTACACGGAATACTGCCATTGTACCGCCTCCTTTCTTCGACTATTCCGTTACAAGGCATGATCCCTGCGGTCATAATGGAGATGACCGTCAGAGACCTTCGCATGGTTTTTCAGTTTCACTTCGCCCCGTTCCTGGCTCTCTAAAAATTTCTGATAGCCGGCATCTGTAAGGAACAAGCGCATCTTATCGCCTTTGTCGCCAACAGGGGAATCGTAAGACAATACATCAAAGACGATCATGTGCTTTACTTCTGGATCAAAGCGTTCAAGTGCCATGATGTCATGCCCCTTCAATTTTTCTGCCCCTGATTGTTGTCTGGCCTCGGCGATCTTTTCTCCAATCGTCCGGGCTGGATAGGGCAGACGGTAATTCTTCTGAATATCTTTTACCAAGTCCATGCACTCTGCATTTGACAGAACACGAAGTTTTGCCATAAGACCTTCTGCCGCCTCCCGCTGTTCGGAATTATTTGAATACCGCACGGTCATATAAAGTTCATTCAGGATCTTTGTCTGATAATCGCCCTCCACTTGAAAGAGCAGCTTTTTTTCCATTTCGTTTAATTCCATGTGGATCTCCTTTCTCTCGAAAATGAGTATGAAAAAAGGGCGTCCACCTATAAAAGTGAAACGCCCACGGCAACCAGCGGTCAGACATAAAGCCGGACCGCTGGCACTATTAAATTTTGTCGTTAATAAAACAGCCTCCTTTTTTCTTTATAGTTTTCGTCAATTTTCAACTTGGAAAAGGAATTGAATAAAAGACGACAAACGCTCAAACCCCTTGAAAATAAAGGCTTTTTCTGTTTGTCGTTATTATACCGTAACGGCATACGGCGGCTACGAATATGCACCAACTGACGGGCGACTTCTACACCGTAGGCGAAGTGTTAGGACATACGCTTGCGGGTATCGGCGTATCGCTTGGATTGTCTATGAACTTTGAAGCCGTTACTGCCCGCTATGTTGACGTGCGGCTTGAACGGAAAAAAGAAGTCCTGGACGCTTATCATGGGGCTGTCAAACAGGCAGACCCGGCAAAGGCAAAGGAAGCCGAGCCGAAGAAAGCAAAGAGTGCGGCGAAGAAAAAGAGCAGCGAAATTGAGCTTTAACCGCCTTATCTTTTTACTGCTTCTTATAGCCTTTTATAGCCCCGCGTGGGATTTGGGCACCATTTGGGCACCATTAGCCGAAAACGCACCACCAAAACAGGCGATAAAAGAAACGCCGAGAACACGCAAAAACATAGTGTTTATGCGGGTTTCCGGCGTTTTCTAATCCCTCAACCGACTTAAATCTATCTTGTGCGAGAGAAAAAAATTCTACTATTTTTTATATCTGAAATACTTTGTTCACGCGCCGCATCAACAAATGAAACAGATCCATGTGCTAATTCATTTCGTCTATTTTTTATTCTTTCTAGAATCTCTGGACGATAGTTATCGCTATTTGTTCTAAGTTTTATTCCATGTGAGTTTAACGTTTTCTTAATTGAATTCCCATCTAAATTCCCCGCAGACATAGTTTTTTTCACATTAAAAGTCAAAACATTATTACTTAAGATCTCCTGAATTATTGCATTATTAGTTTTCAAAAAAGTATTAAAAGATGCATTTGGATCATTTAACACTTTTAATCTTGTTTCACTCCATAGTTTCTTGATACAGTCATTTACATCAACATATGATAGTTCATTTCTCTCTATCTCATCATAAATACTAATTATTAAATTCGAAACTGTATATTCTATAATATTATATAGCATTAGAGAAATATTTGATTTATGCATATTTATTAATGACTGATAAGATAAACGTATATGATTCTCAGACAAATGAAAGATTTTTTCAAACTTACTAATTCCATCCTCTTTTTCTCTTTCTAGAATCTCTAAAAATATCATCATTTCAAGAAAATCTTCAATTTCTCTTTTTCTTTCCTCATATGTATCTATAAATGTTATCATTTATTCTCCTAATAATTTCTTTTTTACAAAGTCAATTCTTCCTACCAATTTTTTCTTATTATTAGCTGCGTCAGAACGCGTACATTGTAAAAATTCTTCACTATCAATCCAATCAGAAATATCTCGTACCGGCAAGTTTGGATTTTCTTTCAGAGCTAAAGCAATCCCTACAGATAAAGCCTCAAATCTTGCTCTAGGTGTAGATTTTGATGAATTGTTTTTTCTAAATCCACGCTCTCCTAAGATTTTATCTGCATAATCTAACATACTAATAAAACATTGATTACATGATTCAATTATATCTCCATTAGAGTCTGCAAGTTTATTTTGATTTTCAATGTACTTATCAATATATCGAGCAACTTTTCCATCATATCCTTTATAGTTGTTAGCATAATTATCTGTATATGCAAAAAATCTTGAAACCAATTCGAAGCCTTCATATCTATCTTCTGTTATTTTTGTTCTTGGAGCTAATTCATTAAACTTTTGATTCTTTGTACACTCTTCTAAGAAATCTTTAAATGCTCCTTCGAATGCCCCTCTTCTTGCTTCTGCCGATTTAAGATGTTTACCGCTTCTATTAATTCGCTTAAATATTTCTTGACGAGTTGCTTCTGTTGTCCCTTCTTCTAAAAATACCACTCTAATATTGGTATTAAGAAATCTTCTCTGAATTGCTTGATCAAAGTCATCAAACAAAAACCCATTAGAATGAGTTAATATTTCAAGATTTTCTAATTTTAAATCATTTTGACAAAATTGCACTAAAGTTTGCGTTCTTTGTGCTCCATCTACAATCTCAATTCTACCGTCTGCCGTATCAGAAAAAAACATAAATGGAATTGGCAATCCCATTAAAATCGACTCTATAAAAGTACATTTATCTTTTTTTGCCCAAACAAAATTTCTTTGATACTCTAACGGTATATAAAATTCATTCGATTCAAACTGTCTTACTAAATATTCAACAGGATAATCTCTTGTATCAAATTTAATGTCTTGCTTCTTCTCACTTATCTGTTTTGCCGAATTATTAATCTCTTTCTCAGTTTTCTTTATTCGCTGTGATATTTTTCCCATCACTAATTCTCTCCTAAACTCTTTAAATGATTTTGAATACTTATTCCTATTGCTCTTCCTAATTCAACTGGAACAGCGTTGCCAATATGCGTTCCTAAATCCCTTTTTTTCACTGGGTGATCTTTATCTAAAAATATATAATCATCCGGGAATGACTGTAATATTGCCCCTTCTCTCAATGAAATCGCCCGATCCTGCTCCGGATGTCCAAAACGCCCATTTCCATAGCCATAAAATTGAGTTGTTATAGTTGGAGATGGTTTATCCCACTCCATTCGTCCATACACCGACGGAAATGTTGCTCCTGAGTACTTTTTATGACAATTTAGCTTTAATTCATCATCCCAATCTCTCCACGATCCGCCAGGAATTGATTGTTGAATCCTTTTTAGATTTTTCTCAGATAATGCGCTTGATCTATGTAGTGGATCATTTTTGCACGTCTCTCCTGCTTTTATAGGTGGTAAGTCTCCAATAGCATCTCTAACAGTAATGTAATTCTCCGGTCCATACAATGGTGAAATTAAATTAATTTCACCTAATCTAGAAGCTAATAATACCAAACGCTTTCTATGTTGTGGGACCCCATAATCTGGACAATATACAATTTGGTATGATACAAAATAGTTCAATGTGTTTAAAGCATTAATGAAATCATTAAATATCTTTTCATGAATCAATTCGGGAACATTTTCCATGGAAATGATTTCTGGTAAAACCTCACTCACCAATCGTTCAAATGAATATAATAATTTCCATTTATCATCCGTATGCCCATTTTTCCTATATCGGCTAGAATATTTTGAAAAAGGCTGACATGGTGCACAACCGACTAATATCTTATTGCAGTTATCAGGATATAAATGTTTCAAGAAATCTCCCTGTAAATCTGTTATATTTTCACAAAAAAATTTCGCGTTATTATTTTCTTCATATGTAAATTTACAACTCTCATCAATGTCAAAACCAGCAATCACATTTAGACCAGATAATTCTAACCCTCTGGTTAATCCTCCTATTCCACAAAACAAATCTATTGCCGCATTTTGCATTGGTGTCACCTCTGAATAGTTTTTTTCAAAATTTCCTAAAATACCCATTTACTCTCTATTTTATCATATAAGACCCATCTTGTCATCGCGCCTAAGAGCTATATGTTGGCTCAAGACATACCTTTAGTTTTCTTTTTAAAAGCCATGCACCTAACACATCAATGTCAAATGCACGGCTTTTAAAGCACTAAATTATATTATTTTTAATATGATATCGAATATAATCCCTGCTATAGAAACAAAATAAAATATTTCTTCTAATTGATTTCTCATCCTACTCACCTCCTTTTTAACATCAGTCAACAAAATTAAATAATTCCTTTTAAAAATTATTTAATTTCAATTTTTCCTTTACTGCTATATATAGAAACTTGTTCACTTGTTATCAGGAAGCACATTCTAAAAATGAGCGCAAAAAAAGCCGTGCATCTGACACATCATGTCAAATGCACGGTTTTCATCGTTCTTATGCAGTTTTATGATACTCCACTGTCACCTTACCATCAGCCCAGCCTACATCATACCCCATCATGCTGAGCAGATCACGCACACTTACATACACGGTTCCGTTCTGATTGATCCCTCGCACCTCTCGATCGTATCCATGCAACGTCACTTTGACTTTTCCCTGATCGTCAGCCGGCTGGTTTGGATCTGGCTGCGATGGGTTACCGTCTGAGTCTGCTTTGATCTCGGCGATGCGCGCATCGACCTGGTTGCAAAAGGTCGTCCAGTGATCCTTCAAGCGATGCGGACAATCTGTGCCAGAGTACCAGTTATGCTGGTTGAGCTCATTGCTTGTCCAGCCATATTGCACGCAGACCCAAGCAATGTACTCGACAGCATTGGCTTCAGCGCGGTCGTACTTGTCATCGCTGTAGTCCATGCTACGAGCGATCTCAATGCCAATGAGATTACGGTTAGCAAATCCAGTCGAACCATCGCCAGCATGCCACGCGTTTCTGGAAAATGGGATAAGCTCAATGGCCTCTTTCTCGTCGATAACAACATGATAGCTCACCGAGCTGCCATTGTTGAGCATAGCTGTTGCTTCGCTGCGCGCGCTGGCACTGCCTGCGGTGTTATGCACGACAATGCCCTGCGGCGTCATGGCGTAGCTAGCTTTGAGTCCGTACAGGCTCTCCGGCAGCCACATCTGACTGAGTGTATATGCCATCAGTCACCCCTCCCATCCATCATTGATTCACTGGTTACTGCTCGTTGTGCAGATGGCAGCTGGTTGACCGCGGCCTCGATCATATCGTCGACTTTTGACCAGTCAACTTTAAGCCCCTGCTTCTGCAGGATGTCCAGCGCGTACTGCTTGCGATCATCCGTTGCATAGGTCTTATACGCCTGCTCGGCAGCACTGACCGCGATCTGCACCCAGCGATCAAGTTGGTCAGCATTATTGCTTTTGTTGCGCAAGTACGTATAAACTACACCAACCACTGCGATGAGTAGCGTGATCAACGCCTCGGCGATGCTTGTTACGTCCAATAATTCCATTGTCAATCATCCTTTCCTTCCTTATTATGTTCAATCTTATCCAAAAAGCCTTCCAGTGGCGTAATCTCTACGCCCAGTTTGGCAAGGTTCTCCAAGATGGACTTAAACTCCATGATGAGATATCCAACATATAATACGATCAACGCCGCCACCCCTGCATCGGCCGGCACCAATGGTGCGATTGGAATGCACGCCACCAGCACGATGATGCTGCAGAGCTTTCTCAAGATGCCGTTGATCCCTTCTTACGAGCGAAAGTCAATGCTTGGATTGCGCCACGCCGCGACACTGCCGGTGATGAAGTCGATGATCATGAGCACGCAGATGATAGCGAGGATATAGATCACCTTACCTTCTGGCGTCTCGGTGGCCTCGCGCAGGATGTCGAAGATGTGGATAGCTGTTTGGTCCATCGGCTACACCCCCATCACGCTCTCGATCGTGCCGAGGTCCGTCCAAAATTCAGGGTTGGTAGATGGCGCCCAGACAACGTTATCCTGCTTTGCCTGCCACACATGGCCAGCATCCGTGCAGCAATCACCCGTCATCCATGGTGCAGTGCTCAGCGCGATAAACGGCCGCGCCTTGAGTGGATCCTTCGACCAGTACGGTGCCCATTGCGCTTGTAGCTCTTCTGGTTCCTGCGTGTAAATGTCGCTGTCGTATGGCTGGATCAGCTTCATCACACGCCCTGCCGTTGATCGGCAGATAAAGCCTGCCGCTCGCTGCAGCATATTCTTCGCGGCTCTGGCTGCCTGGAAGTCAGGAATTTTATCCTCCTCCGCATACAGCGCTGTCCCGTCCATCTCAGGCGCGCGGCTCTGGAGATCTGCTGCATCCGCCAGCCCCTTATCATACATTGCGCTCGTGTACAGTTCATTAGACATACGCGTTAACCCCCTCTCTGTATGCCGCATCCAGCGTCGCCGCTGGCACTTGATCGCCCTGCATCGCTGCCAGCGCGTCCATGATGTCCTGATTGGTTGGCTCACTCACAGGTTCCGCTGGCTCTGGCGGGTTCGGATTCTCGATCCACTCACCGCCATCCCATGATTGCGTTTCCTCGTTCCACGTGCCAGTCCACATTTTTCCCTGCAAACCCAAGTCGTATGACGTGATTGGCACCATGTTTGGTTTGATAACTTCGCCGCATAGCTGCGAGACGCCGCAACAGATCTTGGTGTCTGTATTGATCTGCGCGTAGTAGTATATTTTGCTCATGAGGCATGACTCCTTTAATAGAATTCGATTACTTGCCAGCTACAGGTTACATACTCCTGCGAACTTGTAGAATTTGCGATTGCTACTCCGTCTTTTTGCAATACGATTCTAATACGGTCGGCTTGGTCTGTTGGTTCGCTATTTACGAGCAGTATCGCTCTATCTAGATCGACTGGAGATATGTTTATCTTCTCAACCGATTGACCGTTGACAGTAATGTGGTCAACGCTCCCCCGCTGTATCGATTTTATGCCCCCCCGTATATCGTTAAAAGTTCTTTTATTTCTTCAAGCATGATTGGGTCCATATTGTTCATCCTTCCTAATCTAGTAATTTGTAGCGGACAGCCGCGGCATTTATGTTTCCTGCGCACGTTATTTTCAGCCCATTTTCAAACACTAAGCCGTGTTGCGAGCCGCAAAAGTTATACGCAGCTAGAGTTGGTTCAAAGCCGGTCTTAAAATCTTCCTCGCTCTTTAATCCGAGCGTAAATCCTCTTGTCGGAAACCCTGTCTGGTCTATTCCTAGTTGCCATATATCACCCATGCATAAGTCAGAAGCAACGTATCCGGCACCTCCATACGGCCCACCTGAGGGCTGAGCCTTAAACAGTGTTGTGCCTCCATCAAACGTGATACTTAGATTTCCGCCTATCGAATTTACACAAACCAGCGCTTCAAACAACACGCCTTTACCCGTGACCTCGCAGATAGTGCCCGTGCTGGAAGTCGAAATAAACGTGCTCCCATTGATGGACACAGGTGTGTTATCTAATAGTTGAGTTATGCCCCCCCGTTATATTCGACCGAAGAGGCGATGTCGTCCAGCTTGTCGTAAATGATCGTGTCCATTACGCTTTTACCTCCCAATTAATCCATGCCTGCACCGGCTCTGCGAACGCCACTGTGAGCGCGTCCTCCGCCAGCGCGTATGTGTATCTTGCTGTTGTTCCTTGCACGTCCAGCTGCACCGTCGCCTTGCTTACGTCGATCAGCTCCAGTGGGATTGTTACACTAGTGCCGTTGACCTCTGTATGACCACGTTGCACGCCTGTGGTTGGGCTCTTGACAGGCTCCGGTGGATCGGACTTGATGTACTTGTTCACCGTACCATTGTCATAAGTTTCGACAATATACGTGCTGTCATTTTCGATGATTTCTTCTGTATTAATTAGTTTCATTTTTGGTCACCTTTATTTTCAAACCAAGTAATAGCCCCAACGCACATAACTCGTTGTACCTTTTACGTCTGTCTTAATTTGAATACTTAAATTATTTTTGAAAAAAATCGGTGTTCTCGAGATTACATAATATTCTGAGCTGGGAACGGTATTAATAGTAGTAGAATCACCTATTTCTTTCAGAAACGTTTTATCAAAAAATAAGCAGCTTGAAAAATTAACGCTTAGATTAGCACTTGAAAAACCTTTATACGGAACTTTGAAGCTATCACCCCTAAGTTCGTTCAGACAAACAAAATTAATAGTAGGCCTATTAGCATTGTTAGATGACGATCTTAGAACGAATTGTTTGTCGTCAACCATAACTTTGCAATATGCGTGTGCTTCGCCGCTAAGGTCAACTGAATTTTTGTGAAGATATACAGATAAAAAGTCCAAAAACCCACTTCCACTAACGTTCACAATCTCTTGATATGATGTACCTGGCCTATTTGTGCTTGCAGCAATCCATCTTGATGGAATTTCTGTAACATTCGTTATTTGCGTTTTTATCAACTCAATCTGCTCAATAATCTCTGCAGTATCCGCCTTAACCTTATCCAGCTGATCTAAGCTCATTACATCGCCCATCAACTCCACTCTCCCTTCCACTGATTATCCACCTTGCTCCAAGTCCGTGTTCGCGTCGTTTCTCCGATGGTGTACACTTCGGTATAAGTGCCATCGGCGTTCATCGTTGTCACGAGCGTGCCTTTGTTTGCCTCTCCTTCCTTGACCGTCTCTGTATAGCTGTACGGTTTAGTGGACGTGTCGGCTGGCATGTCACAGGTGTAATCGAGATTCTCCTTCATATAATCCCACCACTCTGTGAGCTTTTTTCCCTGCGCTTCGAGATCGTCCTGTATCTCAGCCAGCGTCGTATCCAGTGTATCGTTCACGCTGTTCTCCAGATCATCCATTGCCTTGCGCAGGCGCCTGAGCTGGTGCATGATGGTTTCTTTATTCACTGTCGATCACCTCGCTTGCTGTGGTCGTGCCTTCGGTCCATGTTCGGGTAACCGCTGTGCCGCCGATGGTGGTGGTCTCCGTGTATGTCCGCGTGCCGTCCGAGTCGCTGATGACGGTGGTGCGTGTGGCGGTAACGGGTGCGGTGCTGTCTAAGGTACAGGTGATGGTGCCGGTGTCGGCGTCGGGGTAGGTGGTGGTGGAGCCGTAGGTCTGGCAGAGATGGTCGAAGGTGGCGATGGCTTTTTCCAGCGCCAGAAAGTTCTCGTTCAGCGGGCCGACCGCTGATGGATCGCTGTCCTGCGGCAGATTCAGCCCGAGTATTTCGCTTGTGTTCATTCGTTAACAACCTCCAATCCATAAGGGTTGGCCCATGATGCAACTTTCGCCTGCACCACAGGGTCGTCATAGTGGTCAGGGTCGGTGATCGTCGTCCCTTCCACCACGGCATTGCTGGCAGAGTATTCGCCAATGTATGGCAGATAGTAGATTTCTCGTGGCGCCCATCCGACGTTCTCGTTCATCATATGACGGATACGACGAATGTTATCGCGCCGCTCAGACAGCGACAAATTGCCCGCCAGGATGCCGAGCTCCTGCTCCCATACATCCAATATCGTGATAGCGGTCGACAGGTTGAGCGAGTCATCAACAACCAACAGATACGACTCTATCATCGACAGGATAGCGCCACCCATCTTGCAGCAGTTCTGGATAACCTCGCTCTCACGCAGATACCACGGCAGCAACTTGAGCATCAGCTTCTCCCAGTCGCGTTCCCCTGCCACGGTGCTGATCTCCATCTGGATATCGATCTCAGTCGGATAGATGAGCGGCGATCGCACACGCACCTGCGCCATAAATTCGTCGTCCTCAAATTCAATTTCCGTCTTCGGCGCCACATCGCCCCAGAGGTTCTTGCCTACTATACCCCACGTTGTCACGGGTATCTCCTGCCAGTCGCGCACCTGCTTATCGTAGGCTTCACGCGGTCCTGGCAAGCTGCCCCATGTCTCTTCCCAGACACGGATGTATGCATGATCTCTCGCCATTTAGATCGCCCCTTTAACGCGCACGATGAAATAGTTTGCAGGGATGATAAACGTGTTGCCAGTACCGACAGCCTGCGGCGTGGTCAGTGTGTTACGATAAACCATGTCGTCTCCGTTGTAGATGACGGCATAACGCACCGTGCCCCATGGCGCCGTCGCAATCGGAAATTCCACTGCGTCCACGTTGGTCGCCTGTCCATTATTGGCGACAGCGAACTCCACAGACTGGCGTGCATACCCTCCACCGCTTACCTCTGTGTTTTCGTCGACAAACAGCGCCATCTTAACATCCGTACCATCAGCCAGGTACAAATCGACAATCTCATTTGCTTTGCTTACTACAATTGCCACTTTCTATCACCTCTCTCAAGTAGCCACGGTCACACTAACATCGCCAATTGTCAGCAACTTGCTGCCATCCGTCGCGCTCAGCGTATAGGTGGCGCTGCTGCCGTCTTCAATCTTGATGTCCTCAATGTTGTCCATGTTGGCAACGCCCTCCACGGCATTGATAACCTCCCAGATGGTCAATGACTTGCGCTCATACGATGGATCCGGATATGTCTTGATCGCCTTTTCCAGCGCCGTCTTAATCGTCTCCGACAATGTCTCGTCTTCTTCTTTGACGGTCACATTGACATCGACCAGCTCCTTCGTCGGCGCTGTCACGAACACCGTGAAGCCATACTCCAGTTTGTTTGCGATGTGCGCCTGCAGCTCGGTGATCAGATCTTCGCTGGCTGGTTCCCAGTTGCTGTCGAGAGCGTACACCGTAATGGTCTCCTCCTCCTTCGAGCCTACGACACGCACCTGGCCGATGCCGTCCACCTCGTAGGCCCACACCTTGATCGTACTGGCGTTGAGATTGTAGGGAAAGTTCTGCAGGTGCCACTTGTAACGCTCTCGAAAGCTAGCATCCGTCTCCTCGTCGGTACCATTGGTCAGCGCCCTGGCATTGGTAACGCCGGTCATGTTCTCCAACTGTGACACGATGGTGTCAATCGCTGAGGCGGCAATGTAGCCGATGTTACCGATATTGACCGCCTGCACGTCGATGGTCACTGTCGTACCTTTGATAGTATCTCCCCACAGCGTCACGAACTCCTGATCGCCGGCGGCTACTCGCGTTCCCTGCGGCACATAGGCGCCGTTGCTGCCTGTGAAGGTGACCTCGCCGCTCGCTCTCGTCGCCTGCCGGCGCGTCAGTGTGGTGTTGTCACCGATGAAGGCGTCCAGCTCACTGCCACTTCTATTTTCGATGAACATGGCATTGTAAACCGTCTGCATGCTGATCGCCAGCTCGTTGCCCATGAAGGCAAACGCTGACGCAATAGGATAGTAGAAGCTGTTCTCACTCACATCCGTACCTTCCGGCAGTGCTGACAACCCACGTTGCAGCAGTTCCTCATAAGTAGGTAAATCCAAACTATAGTCCGACATCCATCGCCACCTCCTTCTTGCTGTATATCGTCGTCACTGGTATGCGCAGCATCATCTTGCCGCGTACCTTCTGTACCTCGATCGTGCCGACGCTGCGAATATAGGTGCTGAGGTTGCGCTCCAATGCTTCTCTGGCGATGCGTCGCGCCTCGGACTCGGTGAAGCCTTTGGAGAATCCCTTGCCAATCAACGACCAGATATCGGATCCGTAGGCTGGCGTATGCAGAATCTCATGGTTCTGCCACGTCTTGAACAGTTTCCAGATCCACACTTTGATCGCCTCATCCTCGTACACCTTGTACATCTGACCGGCACTGTTGAACGCGAACTCGTAATTGTCAAAATCCCACGCCCATTCTTCAGCGCGCGGAATCGTTGTCGATGTCTCGACGTTAACCGGCAACGTCCATGGTATGATGCTGTTGTTGCTCGGCATTGCTTACACCACCTTACATAAAATAACCAGGGATTGCTTACCCTCCAGCTGCACCACACATACCAGATCGCCAGTTTCCAGCTCCGGCTGATAGGTCAGCGTCCCCGTGTAGCCGCCATGCGCTGGACATCCGGCAATCTGTACCTGCTCATAGGCGCGCTTGGTGAGATAGTGATTGACGTATACCTCGCCCTGCGCCTGTTCGTATAGCAGGCCGCCCAGATTGACCACCAGCGGCTCTACACTCTCCAGCCGTGCCAGCTGTACATGACGTGGTGCCTCCGGTGCGTGGTTGTCGAAGGTATCCCAGAATTGTTGATCCCATTCTTTTTCCATATCGTCAACCTCCTCACGATGTCATATAACAGTAAGCCGTGTACAATGGCCCCGGATCGATCCATCCCCACGGTGCGTGCACCTCCAAATGCAGATGCAGCCCTGAGCTGTTGCCCGTTGAGCCGCAGCCTCCGAGCATCTGTCCCTTTTGCACCGTCTGGCCTTGCGACACGCTTATGGAATCCAGATGCGCATACCGGCTCATCCATCCGCCACCGTGGTCGATGTATACACTGTTGCCATAGCTCCAATCCTCCACGCCATTACCGGCAGCCAGCACCGTCCCAGCGAGAATGGCAACGACCGGCGTGCCCCACTTCGCTGTCGGCGGTTGGAAATCACGCGCGTTGTGCGTATGTCCAGCATAGGTATAGGCCGAAATGCCCGTCGCTTGAGGCAATGGATATGCCAAACCATACGACCCCTGATAAACACCATATATAGACAATGTCGCAGCACCTCCGCTACCTATAGCATTTACTGGCGCTGGAATCGTCACATAGTCTTTCCATTTGTTGTAGAAGCCCTGAGCAGCCGAGATGCGCTTGCTCATGTTCGGAATGCCCGCACGCTCGAAGCACACCTGGAAGATCTGCGTCGCTTGTGCAACGTCTGTCAGCTGTTTGAAGCCCGCCAGGCCTCCGCAGTATTGATTCATCAGCGACTGGCATGTGCTGTCGCCGCCTTCCAGTTCGTAGATCAGGTAAGCCAGCTGGCCCTCGACCGTCGTATAGTCACGGCCATTATTGTTGCACCAGTTCACCAGATTCGTCCGGCGTTCAAAACTCCACTGACACAGGCCATAGCCGATAGCGTTGCCGATCTCTTCGATGGTCGCATCGAAGCCGCTCTCAACTTCGATGTTACCCATAATGCCCGCTGTCGCAGCCGCCGAGAACCCTTCTGCTCGTAGAAAGTTCCACACGCGCTCCTGCACCGTGTAGCCTTCGCCCTGGTTGTAGCTCTCGGAAGTTACCTGCTCGACATTGCCGGCCAGCACCTGATCCATCACATTCTCGAAGGCAATCTCCAGTTGCATCGTGTGCAGGCCATCCTCGAAGGTATGTGTGTCACTGTCGATGAAGAATAACCCATCGAGGCCGGTCGTCGGTTCGCTCACCACCACGGCCTTGCCGCTGGTGCATTCCGTATAGCCGAAGCCTTCCACGCTGGCGCTCAGTTCAACATCCTGCAAGAGCGCCTTCGCAGCACTCTCTATATCCTCACCGTTGCTCTGCTTATACACAGCCTGCAGCACGCCGGGAAAATCATAGTCGCTGTCCAGCGTAAACGTGCCAACCTCATTGCCGCTGCTGTCATACGCCTTGACGCGGTTAACGGCATTCAGGCTCGACGACTGGAACGACGCCGAAGTAATGTCCCGCTCTGACGTCAGCATATAGCGATATACGATCTTTCCCTTTTCCAGGACGCTCAACGCCCCCTTGTCAAACGACAAATAATATTGCTTGCCGTTTGACTGACTTGTCAGCGTGTATCCAGTCATGATGATGTCATAGATGCTGTCGTTGTCGTGAATGCGTTGATAGGATACCCCTTCCTCTACATGCTCCACAGGAATGTCGAAGTCTGCGCACACTGTCCGCACAACGTTGTCCGGCGTCTCACCGTAGAACTTATACTTGCCCTTGGACTTCGTCAGGAAAATGCCCGCGTCGTAGCAGGTATAGGAAATTGTCTTTCCCTCCAACGAACGGTTCACATCCATCACATAACCACGGAACACTTCTTCTCCATCGAGGAAGAACTGCAGCATATCGTGCATCTTCACCTCGAAGTCCGGCATGTAGTAGTTATCGTCGCTGACGATATCCACGACCAGCTTGCGAGCCACATCTGACTTGCTTCCCGACCAGACAATGCGTTGCCACAGGTGAGAGATGTCATAGTGATTGACGTACAGCGTCACATCTTCCGATAATGGCACATAAGCGTGGTTGTCGCCCCAGGCGCGCTCCTCATCCGTCAGACTGTCAAGGAACGCCTGCTGGTCGCCACGCAAGTCCACCTCGTCGTATTGCAATGACATACTCTCACCCCCCTAGATCGTTGGATAGGTCGGCAGCACAATCGTCTGTCCGGCAATGCCCGCCAGGCTGTTGTAGTTCGTAATCTTATCGCGGTTGGCGCGGTAAATGTCCTCCCACTTACTGGTGTCTCCATACTTCGCCAGTGCAATCCCCGTCAGCGTATCGCCACGCTTGACGACATACTCATTGGCGTCTTTATAGCTCAGTGACACCGCTGTCTCAGACGTTAGGATGCCTGTTGATGAGGTCGACTTCTGCGGCAGCATCAACGTCTGCCCTTCGATGCTGGCCAGACTATCCGGATTCGTGATCAGATCCTTGTTGGCCTCATAGATCTCTTTCCACATGCTCGTGTCCCCATACACCGCCTTGGCAATACCAGTCAGCGTGTCGCCATAGCGCACCTTCCACTCGGTATCACCGGCATGGCTGCTCGCTACAGCGCTCTCGCTGGTTGTCGCATAGGCGGTCGCACTCTTCGGCGTCTCCAGGAACACGTATTCCACCAGTTCCAGTGTGAAGTTGACATTGTCCGATCCATCCTCGACACCATAGTTAAAATTCTTGACCAGCATCGCCAGGTTGATGTTCGTCTCAGTGATGATGAGCCGGATTGGTCGCCGACTCTCCTTCCACCGCTTGATCATCGCTACACACTCCCACGGGTCGCGAATGTCATGGTACTTAAGGAAGTTGTAGTCCTGTGCCGGGAAGAACGACTCCAGCGTGATGCTTTCCAGCTCGCGCAAGCCCGGCAGGCTGATCTGGCCTAGTTTTTGCAGGTTCATCGTCTCGACGCCCTGCGCTGTCTCGAGGCGGAAAAACGGAGACACGGGCAACTGCAGCACCTCTTCGCGGTTGTTGTAGCTCAACCACACTTCGTAGTTCTTACCCATCTTATGCGCCTCCTCTGTTGCGCTCGGCCAGCTGCAGGCGCTTGACGATCTGACGTGCAATGCGGTCGATATCAGCCTCTTCACGTACCTGGAATACTGCGCCGTCAAAGCTCACAGCGATGCCATTGCCGCTCCGCTGTCCGTCTCTGTAAGCCATAGCGATACTCTTATCATGCGGATAGACACGTGCGCCGCGTTGCAAATCGATGATCTCGCCGCCGCGCTCGTTGATGGTAGTCAGACCGCCACGCCAATAGTTTGTCCCTTCGGCGTTGCTGCCGACTCCGATCCATCCTTTAACGGTCGAAATGCCGCTGCTGACCATGCTCCCGATCTTGCCAATGCCACTGTTGTTGATAAAGTCCTGTACAGCACTTTTAAGATTGTTGATGGCCGTCTTCGCTTTATCCACCCATCCTTTCACCGTCTCGAATGCAGACTTGCCTTTTTCTTTGATGGTTTCCCAGTTTTTATAAAGAAGAACACCAACAGCAATGGCGCCAGTCAACGCAAGGCCCCACGGACCAGTCAGGAAGGTAGCGATGGTGCGAATCACCGTTCCCAGCGTCGTTCCGGCCGCGAACAAATTGCGGAACAGCGTAATAAACTGCATGATGTTGCCCAGCCCGCTACCGAACGCGCCAATCAGCCCACCGACAATCGTAATCAATGGTCCAATGCCGGCCACCAGCAGTACCGTCGCTGCCAGCGCCTGCTTTTCGCCATCGGACAACCCGCTCAACCACCCGGAAAATTGCTCCAGTTTCTCATTGGCAATCTCCAGCGCAGGCGCCGCGCCCTCTATGAGCGCTCCCGCAAAGTCACCAGCCGTACCTTTCAGGTTGTTCCACGTTGCTTGCAGCTCTTCCATAGGTCCCTTCATGGCGTCGTAGGAGTTCATGACTGTACCCGCCGAGCTGTCTGCCGACATTGCGAAATCCTCCAGGCTGACAACGCCCTTGTCGAGCGCATCCAGCATGTAGGCCGCGTTCTCTTCGCCGAAATACTGTACCGCAATGCCGAGGCGTTCAGCGTCACTCGAAGCACCTTCCAGTTCGCTCTGCACCTGTCGCAAGCCTTCTCCCAATGACAGTCCGCTTTCTGCAAGCACGCTCTGCGAATCCTTGATGGAGTCGAAGATGCGGTCCATCTGATACCCGGCCTTGCTGATGTTGCCGGCAAACGCAAATGCTTCCTCGAAGCCCATGCCCAGCTCTTTCAGCTGTGGCACATTCTCCTGCACGACATCGAACAGTTCGCCGACCTCCTGCCCGCTGTTCTGCGAGGCCGCTGCCATCGCATCAAAGATACGCGGCAGCTGATTGGTTGTTACGCCGAACTGTTCCATCATGCGGCTGGCCATCTGTACAGATTCGTACACTTCCGTGCCGGTGATCTCGCTGAACTGTAATGCATATTCTGAGAGATGCGACAGCTGGTTGCCGGTGGCATCCGTGAACGCTTGCATGTAGCCAACAGCATCGCCAATCTGTTCAGCACCGAAAGCCGTCGTGCGATAGAGCTCATTGAACACCTCTTTGTTCGCTTCCAGCGCCTTGCCCGTGGCTCCCGTCTTAGCGATAACACTGTCCATACCAGCATCCATTTCGCTATAGGCGGCCACACCAGCAGCAGACAGCGCAGTCAGAGCAGGCGTCAAGGTAGAGGTCAACGTTTCACCGAATCCCTTTATTTTGTTTGCAGTTTTCTGTATTTGCTTACCCTGACGCTCCCACTCGCTTCCGAAGTTTTGCGCAGCCATCTGCGCCTTCTCCATTGCGCTGGAGAAATCGTCGCGTAGACTCAGAATGGCTTGAATGCGTCTTGATGCCATGTGCTGTCACTCCCTTCATGTGCCACTGTAGGCTTCATTGAGCTGTGAAATCTCCCGATACAGGAAAGCCCTGACGATACGTTTCTCAAAGAACGGCAATGTCAGGTATTCCGACGGCATCTTGTGATGCAGCCGGAACAACCAGAACATCGCCCATACATCCACGTCGGGATCGCCGTCAGGGTCTATGAGTTTTTTACATCATCATCGGTCAGTGTATAGTCGGCGTCTACCTCCGCGCCGCTGAGCTTCATGATTTCGTCAGCCAGCTTCTTTGCCTCGTCGACTGTCAACAACAGATCAACCAGATCCTCGAAACCTGCACAGCTGTAATGTTTGCGCAGATCCTGATTGCGGAACACGCTCGGACAACCTGCCATCAGCGTCATTACTGTAGGCTCGAAGGTATGCATGCTCATCTCACCAGTGCCCTGGTTCATCGTCATGCGTTTGTCGTTGATGTCGCACGCCTGAGCAGCGCTCAGTTCTACCAGCTCAAACTGGAAAACTTCGCCGCCCAGCTTACTCAACGCCATTGGATAGGTTTTCTTCTGCCGTTCGATGTCTTCACGATCAAACGAGAGCAGTTTGCTTACAATATTCTCTGCCATGTGTTACCTCCTTATGCCGGATCCAGATACTTGCGATCCATGAATGTGAACGAAATGGTGTCCTTCGTCAGTGTCTTAGGTGCGCTGTTGATGTACGGAATCGTACCGATCGCGCAGCCGGTGTACTGAATCGTTGTCGACTCCAGTGCGTTCGGATCGGCCTCCACCGTTACGATGGTGACATCCGGCTGAATGCCCTGGTCAATGGATGCCGCCCACTGCTTGTAGTAAGAGTTCGTGATTTTATTGACCACGATTTCGCCAGATCCGGACACGCCGGTCATCTTCTGACCACTGCGCAGCTGTCCCGGCTGGTTGACATCCTCGTAGGTAATCTCATCGCTGATGTTCACACTCTCCAGCTCGGCCACTTCCGTGCCGTCGATGTACAGGTACGAAAAGGTACCGTTCATCACGTTCTGAGGGTCAATGTTTCTTGTCTGTCCCACTTATCTCACCTCCATCAGGTCTCAACGTCAATTTCGACAGATTCAATGGCGCTCAACGGAATCATGCGCACCTTGAGAAACACCTTCTTCTTCGTGTTGGCGCGAAGAATCTCATCGGTCGACATGTCATCCACGCTTTTGCCATCTTTAGTCTTGTAATTGATGCTGCGCAGATACGCTTTCTGCTTTTCAACGTTGATGATGCAATCGGTGTCGCCACGTTCTGCCAGTCCGTTGTTCTCGAAATCCTTAAGCAGATTGTAAACCTCGCCGGAAAGCATCAACTTGTTCTGGTAGCTGTTCTTGAACTTACCGATGTATTTGTTCAGAATTGCCACCTTCGCGGAATTGTAGAACAGGTCCATCGACTCCACGCAGAGAATGTCCTGATAGGATTCATCCTGCCCGGTGTCGAGCGTGGTCAGGCTGTTCACGTCGCTGGCGAAACGCACCGTATTGCCAGCGTCGAAGAGTACCAGCTTGCCAGCCGCGCCCGCTGCGTCGATGTCCGCAATGGTCATCGCTGAGCAGCTGTCCACCTTTGCCTCATGCATTGTCATCGATTCACGCGGCACCGTCGCAGCAATCTCTCCGGCAACATAGGCCGTCGCTTTCGACGTATCATAAGCCGTGCCGTCGATGATGACACTCTCATGCGCATAGTTGATCACGTGCCAATCGTCCGCCGCGCAGTTCGGCAGCACCGCTTTGAAACGGTGCACAGGGTTCGCGTTGGTCGCTGCCACCCACTCTGCCACATCCTCTGTATCTGTCGAAGTGATACCAGGAATGGCCAAATAGTCGAAAGTCAGCGTCTCCAGCACGCCGAGTTTGGTGGTATCCACACTCACGGTGGATGCCGTCCCTTCCAGCACGACCGCGATAACCTCTCTGGGGCCGCCGCGCAGCGCCAAGCGGATATAGTCCTGATTGGTCGCAGACAGATCGTCTGGAATCTGTGTCACATCGGTGACGCGGTAAGTGCCAACATAGGTCGCGGTATCATAGAGCAGCAGACACACAGTGCCCGTTTCAAGCTGCGTGATGCTCGTGTCCAGTTGGCTTGAAAAGGTGATCTTGACAAAATCACCGATCTTAATTGCCGCCATTGTCATCCTCCTCTTTAATCAATAAATCGTCGTTGGTGTAAACCTCACCCATCACATCGTCGTTGTAGTCGGAAATGTGTGGAATGTGGCCCATAGTGATATCAATATAGTCTGCTTCGATGAGCGTCAGATAGCTGATGGTCATGGTGTACTGCAGCACGTAGAGCGTCGACACCTGTGCGCTGTGCGCATCCGGCACAACCACCACAGGTCCTATCTTGAGCGGATTCACGAAGACTGCGTTGAGCTGGTCGGCCATCTGCTTACAGTCGACCGTAGACTGGCCGAAATAGTAGATATCAACCATCACCTCGTTATCTGCCCAGTTCTTCATGTATGGGCTCTGGTCCGTGAGCTCTGTGTCCACAATGAACACCGGTCGCAGATCGTCGATGCCTTCGAGCTTGTCGATACTGACTACCTTGAGCTTCGTCACCTGCTCGATGACCTCACTCACGCGCTTCTGCACATCGATGACGGTTGGTGTATTCGCTTCGCCCACTTACATCAGCTCCCTGAAAATCTTCTCGACCATCTTCTCGCGCTTCTGCTGCAACTTCGGCTCCTCACGGTTGAGTGTCGTTTCAAGCACATTGCGCCCTTGCACCCGTGACAAGCCGCCTTTGCTCGGATACTGCTTGATCGGGATTTTCCCGCGTTTCTTCGCGGTCCCCTGGCCCTTTGGCGCGCGATCCCGCTTATCCTTTCCACGCGGCACAACAGCATGCCCGTCGTTGAACAGATGCGAGTGCGCTGCACGACGTGTGCGATACACCGCCACAGCATAGTCGTTATCTCGTTTAGTTGCGCCCTTCTGCGATCTCTGACCGCGACGTAAATCACCAGTGTATTCATACGGTCTCAATGCAGCCTTGTAGGTGCGCACCACTTGCCTGCCTTCTCGCTCAAGCTCCTCGATCATGCGACCGGGCGCTTTCTGCTGAATGGTATCGACAGCAGCAAGAAACTCATCCATGCCGTCAAAGCCTTGGTATCTCTTAGCCATTCGGCGTCACCCTTTCTGTGCACTCCAGTTCCAGGTACTTATGCCGCTCCTGCAGGTCAATGATGCTGTTGATCTCCAGCTCCTTGCCCTGATACACCAGATACATCGCCTCGTTGATATCGTCGCGCCAGTGAATGCGGATTTTGTAGTATGCAAACGGCACGGTGCGCCCGACTTCCGTCGTCTCTGTGGCGCGGGAGCGAGAGACATTGGCCCAAAATGCTGCCACTTTCCCCGGCACATCAATGCGCGCACCGGAGGCGTCTTTTGTTTCAGACAAACGCGGATGCCAAAGCTCAACCCACTGATTCAGTGGTGTCTGTGCCTCCGCCTGCCTCGCTTGATTGGTCAGCATTGGCCTCCTCCTCTCTCAATGCAATCGCCACATTCAGCTGCTTGCGGAAAATGTCATCATGGAAATTCGAAAGAAACATTTCCACCGCATCGTTATACGCGTAACGCACATACGCCATGAGCAGCGCGTGTGCCTCGCGGTCGTTCTCGTAGTCGAGCTTCGCGCCACACAGGCCGGTCAAGTACGCCTGACCATGGTCGATGAGCATGTTCAGGCGCGTGACCGTTCCTTCATCCGTGACGCCGTCCAGGTGCAGGACGCTCCTAGCGTCGTCAATGAGCGCCATGATCAGGCACCAGCGTCTTCAGTGCCGCCAACAGTGTTCACGGTTGGATAGGTGGCCTTGAGGCCAGAGATGTCAGCGTAGTAGAACGCATTGTTGTCCTTCGGCGTGCCGTTCCCATAGAGCTTGATCTTGTACAGACGCTGGTCATCCAGGAACTTCGCATGGTCGGAGAAATCGAGCTTGCCGCCCTGATCAGAGCAGAGCCCGAAGAAGTACTTCTGATCCACGCCGAAGATGGCCTTGTTGGCTGGTACGGCGTTGGACTGGATGACGCGGGTAGGAAACGGGAATGCCTGTACATAGGTGCCGTTCGCGTTCATGATGGTCACTGCTGGATAGACCTTGCTGAGATAGGTCGCAGGGTTGACGATGAGCAGGACCTCATTGATGGTGCGGCTTCTGTCGGTGCCGTAGTCTTCGCCTGCTGGATGAGTGGACAGCTGCGCGAGGATGGTCGCATAGGTCGCAGGGTCCAGCGCATTGACAGCGGTCGCGCTCTTCGCTGGCCAGCCGGTAGAACCGGAGTAGCTGCCTTCCAGGTTGCTGATCATGCCGATCGGCTTGTCGATACCGTTGCCGTTGACGATGCCGTCTTCCAGTCCTTCGGCGATCGCCTCAGAGAGCACGGTGCGAACATAGTTGTCGAGCCATACTGGGCCGAGGTCGATGATGCCGAGAGAGACCGGCATGAATGCGGAAAGCTTGCCGGCAGTGAGAGAGATGGTCTTGAAGCCGGTTTCGAGTTCCTTGGTGATCGCAGCGTCGATCTTGCCCCAGGTGGCGAGCTTCACGCCATCAGCGTTGTAAACAAGGTCAGCACGTGCTGGCGCGGTCACAAACTCCACACACTGGAGCAGTGGATGGTTGGTGGTGAGGTCTTCGAAGACACGCTCGATGATTGTGTACGGCATCGGAACATCTGCAACGCCCTGCACGAAGCCATCGCGGACAAGTTGTGCGAACTCGTTGTAGAACTTCGTTTCTTCGCTGGTCAGCTGGCGGTTGCCGCGTGCCTTGAGGATGTCTTCGTCTCTGGTGTTGCGGGCCTGTTCGAGGATGCTCTCCTCGGTCTCCTTGGCGATCTGCGCTGCACGCTGTTCGACATAGGTCTCAATGCGTTCCTGCACCTGTTCGCTGGTCAGGCCTTCGCCGCTCAGGTCGAGCTTGATTACATCGTTGTTGATCATGTTGTTCTCCTTTCGTTATGAGAAAATATCTAGGAAGTTGCGTGGTTTCGGTGTTTCTTCGAGGTCCAGGTCGTCCAGTGGGATGCCCGCCTGGATGTCAAATACCTCATCGACCATCTCGTTGATGGTGGCGCGTGCCTGCTGCAGTCGCGCGATGGTGTCATCTGCACGCTGCACGATGGCGCCAGACGCCGCCTGGTTGGCCTTGCTGTCTCTATCGACCGTGTAGTCGAGGATGGTGTCAGCCAGACCGTACTCAACGCACTGTTCTGCTGTGAGCCATGTCTCAGCGTCCAGCAGTTCAGTGAGCGTGTCATAGTCCAGTTTCTCGTCAGCCTTTTCGAGATAAATTGACTTATTGGCCTCCATGAGCACATCGAGGTCATCTGCCATCTTTCGCAGCTCTGCAGCATTGCCGACAATCGCGGTCCACATGTTGTGGATCATCATGGTCGCGTTCTTCGGCATCCGCACCTCGTCGCCAGCCATTGCAATGACGGAGGCGATGGAGCAGGCGAAGCCGTCGACCGTGACAGTCACGTGACCGCCGAAGCGTCTCAGCTGGTTAGCGATGGCCGTTCCCTCGAAGACGTCGCCGCCCATGGAATTGATATAGACGTCGATGCTGTCGGCGTCGTTGTTCGCTTCCAAGAACTGCTGGATCCCCTTCGCGGTGTTGCCTTCTTCGCCGGAGAGCCAGTCGTCGAAGGTCTGGTAGATGTCCCCATAGATGTACAGTGACGGACGCTCAGCGCCCTCTTCACCCTTCTGAAGGAACTTCATCTTGAATTGGTTCTGGTTCATTCGTTGCACCCCCCTTCGCTTCGTCGGAGTCAAGCCACTCCATGCCGACGTAGTTCTTCGTGATCAGCCGCTTCGTGCCGTATTCGCCGCCGATCGGCTCGCGCCCAAGGATGCGCAGGTTGTCATCCAGGGTGTTTGCACCGATGCGCGTCAGCACTTCGAGCGCGTTGGCCACGTCTTTCAGGTCGGAGTACGATACATTGGTGATGTCAATGTGCAACCGCTTTCCGCCTAGATACGCCGCCTGCCCGTAGAGCTTGCGGTTGATCTCGTCGCTGATGATGTTCACGATCGGCTTGATACACTGCGTCATAGTCAGACGCCAGGCGTCGTTGATGCCGGCTATATCGCCAATGAGCAGTTGTGGCGAGATCTGGAACGCCATCGCAGTCAGGAAGATACCCTCCTGCACAAGCGTCTTGATCTCTGTCGCCGCATTCGTGCTCGTGCCGCTCGAAGTCCGGCTCACGTCTTCAAATTCAACGCCCCTGCGCAATGGCAGCGCTGCCGACTTCGCCGGATCCATGAAGTCTTTCATGTTGTTGTTGACCAGCTCCTGCAGCGCCTTGTTGAACTCAGCCGTCGCGCTGTAGCTCGCATCCTGCTTGATCAGCACCTTGGTAGCGGCCAGCTTCAGGTAATTGTCCTTCGCCGCTGCGATCATATCGGCCAGGTCGCTATAGACGCCGTCGATGAACGTGCGCAGACCCATGTTGTTCCACTGGAGATAGAACACGTCCTGCTCGCGGAAGGTGTCGTTCAGCTGATACGGATGCTCGCGTCCGATAACGACGCTCTTGTATTCATTCGGCTTCATCGCGTACTCGATGCGCTGAAACGACTCTGCCACGTGATACTCGCCACGGTTGCCGCCGCTCTGGATCTTGACGATCAGGCACTCGTTGTCGGCAACGAGCTTTTCCACCACACGACGCCAGAAGGACGTCGAGGAGGTGTTCTGGTTCGGCTCGATGTTGAACCGGTAGGATTCCACGCTGTTCACGAGGTCCTTGCCGTTGAAGGTCTGGAAGTTCGCCAGCGAGATTACACTAGCTATGAAGTTGATGCAGCTGTTGACTGCGAGGTATTTGTACGACGCTGAGACGAGTCTCTTCTGCGTCGTCGTGTCGATCACGACCGGCTCTGTTCCGTTCTCTTCGTCGCCAAAGAAGAAGTCGTTCAGCCATGTTCCCAGGCTCATCCACTCACCTCCTAGAATGTGATAGGTTTCATCTCGATAGTTTCCTGACACTCAACAGCGTCCGGCAGCTCGCCGACGCCATTGAGCGCGTGCAATAACATAAAAAATCCGTCTGTCTTGCGGAGCATCGGTTCGATCTTCACGAACTGCACGTTGCCCTTTTTGTCCATCTCCTGGCGCACGTTGTTGATATACCAGCGCATCGTCGGGTTATCGCCGACAACGAGCTTGTGCTCCGCGAAAATGGAATCCACAAGTGGGGATAACGTTGTGTGTGTTCGCGCTCCGGATCGAACCGACGTCAATGGCAGCCCCACCTGCTCGAATGCCTGCTCCAGCAGTGCGCGTCGGTAGTCGTCGGCCTTGATGTCGAGGATCTCATAGGTCTGTGCCTGCGCCACGAACCAGCCAGCGACCACGTCAGGCGTGATGGTGTCGGTCTGCACGATGGTGATCAGGCCGCGCTCCGCCATCTCTTCGACAGGGAACCGGATGTGTCGACTCTCCATCTCCAGCGCCTTGTGGCAGACGAAGGTGTGCTCCGTGAGGTAATATGTGCTGTCGAACAGGAAGAGCAGCCCACAGCTGCAGAAGTCCTTCACGCTGGCGTAGTCCACAGCACCGATGCACGGCATGCCCTCGAGCACGTCGTATGGGATCGGTCTGTTCGTGGCGTTCACCTGTTCAGGCGTTGCCACGAGGTTGAAGGTATCCTGCGCCGGGCAATTCATGCGCTTCGTGAGAAATTCCACGGCAGTCGAAGGACGATATTTCATCTCGACGTGGTCCTTGCGCATCTGATGCATCAGCGTCGGCAGGTAGGCGAGGGAGGGATTCGCCTTGTGCCAGCACTGCTCGTCGTCGGCTTCGCTCTTGTCGTCGACCTTGTAGACCAGTGGCAGGAAGCCGAGGTCGTCAACCTTGCCGTCGAGCACATCGTGCGCCAGTTTCAGCTGCTCATCGAGCACGCCGCCGCGCACATGGCCGTTGGTCGTGATGTAGAAGATCCGCGAGTGCCGCCTTTTCCCGAAACCGGACTTGAAGACGTTGATCAGGCTCCAGTCCTCGTACTCGTGAAGCTCATCGAAGACCAAGCACGCGGAGCGCTTGCCGTCTTTGGTTCGCGCTGCCGCCGTGTTGTAGTTGATCGTCGAATGCGTGGCCTTGTTGGTGATCACGCTCTTCTTCGCGTCGTACTGCTTCGCCAGGCGGCCAGACTTGTCATGCTTGATGACGTCGTACACGTCTTCAAAGGACGTCTTCGCCTGGTCCTCACTGTTGGCGATGATGTCGACGTTGTAGCCTTCAACGCCGTGCGCTGCGCTCACGAGATACCAAATCAACGCGGAAATAAAGCCATTCTTGCCGTTCCCGCGTCCCATCTCGATGAAAAACTCATCGAAGATGACGGTATCGGTGCGATCGTCGTAGCAATGGACCAGCGCGACCACGAAGCGTTCCCACGGGAAGAGCTTCATGTCAAAGTATTTCTCCATGAGCTCGACGGCACGGTCAATCTTCGCGCCATCGATACGCACGAACGGCTGCGACAGTTTGCGCCGGACGTATCCGGCAGCCTGATGGATCTCGCGCGACTGAATGCCGTTCTCCATATCGTCCAGATATGTGTCGATGAATGGGTGGAAGGACTCAGAGGCCATCTGGCGACTCGTCTTCTTCCTGCTCTACCTGGACGTCGGACGGCTCGATCTTCAGGAACTGGAGGATCTTCAGCATCTGTGCGTTCACACGCACCATCTCGCCGACGCTGTCGTTCTTTTTGATGACGCCGGACGGCTGAACGATGCTCACGCCTCGCTTATGGACGTCGGTGAGCAGCAGCTCCTTGACGCGCCACAGGTCGCCGTAGTCGTGGGCTTGTTCGAACAGGACCTTGTCACGCTCTCGGTCATAGCCTCGGTCTTCAAGAATGTCGATGATGTTCCGTTCAACCTGGCTCAGGTTGTCTCTTCGTGGCGCCATGCAATCACCTCCTCGCTGGATTTCGCGCGCGATCTATATACAAACAAATTGTCGGGGGGCGGGCGGTCTTTTACTATGAGTTATATTTTCGTTTTTTTGACCCGGGGGTATTGCCCGAAAACTTCACCACCACTCCGGAAAACGATTGTCGCAATCTTTCGGAGCACGCCCATGATGCGCCTCGTGACATTCCCTGCACAGGCTGACCAGGTTGTCCAGGTCGTATGCCTTATCAGGGAACTCCTCCGCCGGTAGGATGTGATGCACTGTCGTAGCAGGTACAACCTTTCCTTCGGCTGCACACCACTGGCACTCGTGATGATCACGCGCGAGAGCTTGTGCTCTCAGGTTCAACCACCTCGCGCCTTTATAATTCATATGCATCACTCCCTGGTAAAAGAAAACCCGGCCAGCTCTCGCTAGTCGGGAAAGAGGTATGTTTGTCAGGAGGCGAACCGATGAGTGGATAACCCTGTCCGCTAATTGGCTCAGTATATTTATATCACAGGTTTTCGCGGACATTCACGGACATTTGCGGACATTCGCGGACATCTGCGGACATCCGCGGACATCTGCGGACATGGATAACTCATTGAGCATAGAAACGCCGCTTCTCAGGAGTCTGCGCACATGTCTCTCGGTGTATCCTAGCGACTCTGCAATGACAGCAGGAGTGCGATGCATGATGTAGTATTGGCTGATGACGTTGCGCTCTTCGCGCCCTGGCATCTTATCCAGATATCCGCGCACGACGTTGATCAGCTCTCGCAGCTCTTCCTGCTTCGCCGCGATCTTCTCCGTCTCAGCCATGATATACTGCTCCACCACATTGAGCTTCGTCGCATCACGACCAGACTGCACACGCTCATCATCCGTCGGCCTTGCTGCCGTGTTGGTCGCCTTATCGCGATAGGCTCGCACTTCCAGCGTGATGTCGTCAATGTCGCGCCACAGCTCATCGATCCTGTTCAGCGTCTCTTGCATCTGCATCCCTCCTTCGCTTCGCCCTGCGGCAGAACTGCCAGCAGGCTTCGTCCGTCGGCTCCACATCTCCGCCCAGGCCGCACTCCCTGCGCCTAGGGATGTAGAACCCGCAGTCGCCACACTTGCGCGCACTCATCGCGACACCACCGCTAGATCTGCATCAACCTCATCAAGGAGCGCCTTCAGATCACCTTTTTCTCCGTATCTATGCACGATACGCTCAAAAGTTCTGCCCTCACCCTTGTCACGCGCATCCATTTTCAGCACATTGACACGCGCCACATCGCGGATGCTCACACCATGGTCACGGCATGCCTCCAGAAGATAATGCAGCACGTCTGACAACTCCATCAGCGCGTCGCCCTCGTTGTAGGCCTTACCATCATGCGCCCAGCTGTCGGCTAAGTGGAAATACTCAGCCGCCTCTCTGACCAGACCGCTCGCCGCCTCGTGCGGCACCATCTCCTGCTTGTGGCGTTTCGCCACCATCTCTTCCAGTAATTCCAGATAGTCCATCTCTCTTCTCCTGCCTCCTTCGTTCTCGTTTCGCTTCTTCGCGCTTCTTTGCACGCCAGATCTCACGCTGCCGCTCCTGGTTCACAGGCCGATCCCAATACAGCCGATCATAGCTGCACCAATCGCTGTGACCAACCAACATCGACTCCGTCCGGCGCCGATTCATTGCAGCATCGTGCTCCTTCTTCCAGCTGCGGTATGCTTCGCACTCGCAGTGACACTTCGGCCGCCGGCGCTCGCAGCCCTTGCACGGTGGTTTCTTCACGCATGATCACCGCCCTAGAATGGCAGGTCTTCGTCGCTGAAGCTCACCTCTTCGCCGAAGTCGGTGTCTGTCAGCTTCGGCTGCTTTTCCTGCTTGCCACCTTCTTTGGCGCCCGCCAGGTATTCAATGCGGTGACATGCAACCTTGGTGTACCACGAGCGCTCGCCGTTCCGCTCCATGCTGTCCACACGAATACTGCCCTCGACAGCGATCTGTCGCCCCTTCGCCATGTATTTTGCAAGGTTCTCAGCCTGAGAGCCCCACACCTGGCACTGGATGAAGTCAGCCTCTTTGCTGTCGCCGTCCTTCGATGGTCTGTCGCAGGCCACCGTGAACTGGCAGTACGGCGACCCATTCTGCGTGAAGCGCAGCTCCGGATCCTTCGTCAGTCGCCCGATCAATATTGCTTTGTTCATGCTCTATACCTCCTCGAAAATCATCTGGCCATCGCGCACATACTGGTACTTGAAGATCTTGATCTTGACCTTGTACTCCGGTGTTTTGAAGCCCTTCACGTCTTCCACGACGAGCCCGCCGCGTTCAAAGTCCAGGTAGCGAAAATCCGCCACATACTCCATCTTGCGCACAGCCTCGCCCTGACAGCGAAACGCCGGCACCAGCTCAAACCTCGGCTGCAGCTCCAGCTGCGCGATCTTCCCCGCTGCCTCCAGCGCCTTTAGCTCCTCGTACCTTTTGGCCTCGCGCCGGCTGTCGAACCGGTGACCATCAATCACCACCTTGCTTGCGTTATATTTTCCGCTCCGTCCCATCTGGAAACACCTCCCTGATTTTTATGCCGGCATACTCATCCAGCCAATCGGCTGCATCGCTCGCCGAATACAGTCCTTCGTCGAAGTCGTTCAGCTTGCGCACGACAGAGTCCGTGAAGCGCTCCAGTCGAACCGCTCCAAAGCCAAAGTCATCGTGCAACGCCATGGCGGCAGCGCACACCGACATGATATACATGGTCCTCTCGGTTTTCTTCGCCGCTTGGTTGATCAAGCGCTCCAGGCGCGCCTGTGTGAGCACCTTGTCGCGCGGTCTTTTACCCATCGTCATCCTCCTCTCCCAGCGCACGCAGGATCTGGCGCAGCGCGCGTCGCTCTCGCCTGGTCAACAGCAACATTGCCACGACGTAGAACACAGCGCCGCCGATCACGGCAGTGCAGCCGATGAACAGCATAGTCTCTGCCATAGTCACTCCTCCATGTCGCTGAAGTCGCGGAAACCCTCCGCGCTCTGGTATCTACTCCTCGCGGTCCGAGAAGTCCCGCGGCCCTTCGGCCGATACATAGCGCCTGGGCGAGCTGCCGCCCACCGCTGGCAATGGCTCTGGCGCGCTATAAGCCTCGTCCGTGTAGTCCTTCCAGCGATCCTCGTTGAACCACGTCGCTCCCAGCATCCACTTGCGCTCGAAACCACCCTGACGATCTTCCGTGACTTGCGCCTTATAGCGCTCCACACAGCGTTTCATTTCTTCCACGCTCACGCCTAGAAGCCTCCGTCTGGCTGCATCTTTGACCTTGGCTTTGCCTTCTTTTCGCGGTACCAAAGCCCATAGCTCTTCGAAATGCGCATTTACTTCGCGCATACTTGGCTGCTTTTGCTTTTTCGATTCAGGCGAGCTCGCACACGACGGTTCAGCGTCAGCTGAACACTCTTTTGCCGGTTCGGCAGACTCGCTTTGGACAATAGTATTTATATTATCTTTACTATTAACAGATAACTGGTTACTAGTAACTATGGCATCGCTGAGCATAGCTGAGCATTGCTCGAGCATAGATGAGCATGCATCAGCATTGCTTGAGCATAAATCAGCATCACTTGAGCATGCATGAGCATCATTCTGCATAGGTGAGCATTGCTCTCTGTGCTTCTGCCAACGTGCATTGGCCGCTTTTGACGCCTGCTCTGAGCGCTCGCTCTTTCCTTCGGCCCACTGTTCCTGTGTTTTCAGCCATTTTTCACGATTGTCCTTGAGATAGCGCTCAATGGTGACAAACGTAATGGCAGTCGCCTGATCCATCTCAGGACGCTCACAGCAGCCATAGACAGAAAACATCGCATCAAGTAACGCTCCTTTTTGTTCCTGCGAAAGCATGCTGATCATGTCATAAGAATCCAGATACACGATAAATCCCTTCTGTTCATTCGCTGCCATTACGTCCACCTCCTATGGTTAATCGATTGTTTTCACGTTGACTGGGATCCACATATCAGGATTGAAGTTCAACGTGTACTTCGTATTTTCTACGTCGGCACCTTCGACATCTTCGATGACATAGGTCACGTTGTCGCTCAGCCCGACAAAATGCTTGCTGTAGTCGTCTTCGCTATTCTCAACGATCACTTCGAGCTGGTTGTCTTCAACGTCAGCGGTGATCGACATACGCCCCTCCATCTGGAAGAGCACGTCTCCCTGCAAGCAGTTGATCACCGTCAGGCGCCGAATGTCGTTGAAGTTGTCGGCTTCTTTCGACAGGTTGTATGACGCGCGTTCAGCCTGCGTGCATCCTGCCAGCAAGCCTACGATCAGCACGCAGCTCGTGATAATTGCCATTGGTTTCTTCATCGTCTCACCCCCTTCACCATCCCATCTCATTAAGTTGGTTGATAACATCTGCGACATCTTCCTGTATTTCAGGCACTGACCATTGCTTACCGCATAGATAATCATTTTCAGCGTTATGGTCGCAACAATGGTTGTAGTCCCATCCGATGATACGACCGTCAGTCATGAATTCCGGGAACGCCTTGTCGCAGAATGTGATACTTCCATGAACGAGAATTTCATCTTGCAATTTCTCTGGAATGTCGCTCTTGACATAAGCGCAAGGATGCGAGCCATAGCTCACGATAAACCACTCATGGCCGTTCAGCTCGCCCTGAGCGAAGACGCGGCGCTGACCAATGCAATTCTTATCGTATAATGACATTTCTCCACTCATCATCTCACCATCCTCCATTCAGCACGTCTCTAACGTATCCGCTGTAGTTGTATTCTTCGTCTGAGCAATCCCAGCCGCCAGCTCTCGGCTCACGGCTGTATTCTTCATCAATGTTGACTTTAATTTCGCCACATTTCATTGGCGTGTCTGGATGCTCGCTGACGTGGAAGCAGCAGCCTTCGTCTGTCATCTCAGGAACAACGCTCACTTCATGCGGCTGCAATCCAGTAGCTGCGCAGATAAGCTTCTGCAGACCTTCGGCTGTAGTTTGTGCTTGATCATGCTTCTTCATCGCATATCCACTCCATATCGCTTCTCATATCCTTTGCACATCGAGCTGTCCATTTTCCAGGCTGCAAGTGTGTCATCTCGAAACATCCCGATCTTACAGATACTGCACCGGCTCGATGATTCTCCGTGGCCGTTATAGTGGCACAGGCTCCCAGCGTCCTGCCATCGACACGTAGCACATATACAGCGCTTGCATCTATCATCCACCTCGCTCACTCCCTCCACACATCGTTCATCTTCAACGCCTTGGCTGCCATGCGCTTCTGCTCGCGCGTCCAGCCATACTCATACGCGATGACCGCCAGCTCTGTCGAGCTGATCTGGCGATCCGTCGTGGCGCAGGTTGCCGCCAGATAGCCCAGTTGCGAGATGAACTCGGTCAGCTCATCAGGATCGCCGCTGCCAATCGTGAGCACATCCGGCGGCATCTTGACCTTGCGTAGCGCTGAGCTTACGTCTCTTGTCGTCATCATCACGCACCTGCTTTCTGCACGTTGTACTTCACGAGCTGCACGAACTCTGCCATGTCAGCTGTCTTCACCATGCGTGGATTATCAGCGCCGAACTGCTTTGCAGCATCCTGTAGGCACTGGTTCGCCACGCCGCTGTCTACGCCATTGGCGCACAGCTCGCGCCACAGATCAATGGCAGCCTCGCCGATCGTGTCTGGCGCCTGTGGCGGCGTTTTCGTCTGCTTTGGTGCAGACTTTTTCTGCTGCCGCTGCTGCTCCCTCTGGTCCTTTACCTCTTCGGGTAAATCTTCCCCTGCGTAGATGTATAAGCCCAAGCCATGGCGTGCAATGGCCTTTGTCAACGAACGTTGAATAGCCTTGTTCACGTCATAGGACGTCACCTTGTCCAGCGGCACGGACTTGTTCTTGAAGTCCATTACCGGCAGCTCTTCAATGTGTTCCAGATCGTTCACGGTGACGCCTGTCTTCACCCAGCAGGTGCGACCATCCGTGAAATAGTTCCAGCCCTGCTCGTTCTCGTAGATCTTATAGGATGCGTCAGGGTGTCTCTTCTTCAGCTCTCCCCATGCCCACGGCCAGCTCAGATACGTCAGACCGTTCTTCTTCTCCGTCTTCTTCGAGACGTCTATGTTGTTCAGCTCCGTGAAGTAGTTCTTTTCCATCTGTTCTGTCATCTGTGTACCATCCTTCCAAAACATACCATTCAGCCACAGCACGCGCCTTGAGCCATTCTTTGTAATCTGCCACGATCACCGAGCGCGGCGTGCCGTTCTTGTAGCTCACAACCTCAGCGTCGTTGGCGTAGCGAAAGACCACTCTCATTGCTCGTGATCTCCCTGCAAACCAGCCAGGCACCGCTGCATAATGTCGTCTGCTTCGCGTGCAGCCTTTGCGATCGCGGTAGCATCCGGCACCGCCTCAGACGATGCCAGAGCCACCATACGTTCAGCCCTGCTGGCCACTTCGCAGAGCGCCCAGTGCGCTTTGTACGCGCGTTCAACAATGGACCCTTTGCCCATCAGTTCGCCTCCTCTGTGCAGTGATGTTCCCACGCTGCTATGATCTCTTCACGCATCGGCACGCCCTTGATGCGCATGAACTTCCTGAACGCCTTCTTGTCAGCGCTATTGGCGAAGCGAATGATCTTGTTGCACTCGTAGATCATCAGCACCACCTTGATCTGCCAGTCGTCGAAGCCTTCTTCGATCAGTGCGCCCACAACATAGAGCCACAGCATCCTGCCCTTCGTAGTCTGTGAGTAGATGTAGCCTTCCATAGCGAAGCGCATCGTCTCGCCGAACTTCTCAGCACTGTCTCCAGCTTCCTTCATCGCGATAGCGACAGCTAAAGCAGGAACCTCGATTCCCCGCATCCAGGCGAGGTCTTTCGGCGTGTAGCTGCCCTTCATCCGACCATTTTCGTTACTGATCTGCATCGCTCACACCTCCACCTTCACGCTGACACTGACCTTCTCAACGATCTCCACGCCTGGCACGATCTCGCCAGTGGCAGGATCGATATAGTATCCGTCGGCCTTGTTCATCGCCTTCTTGAGATCGTTCTTCTTGATCGATTTCTCCACCTTGACCAGCTCGCCATGACCAGCGCTTTCCAGCCAGGCCAGCGTTGCATCCTCGTCCAGCCATTGCGGCGATTCTGTGCGACGACTGGTCACACGCCCCCACGGCGTCTTCAGCTGATACTTCGGATTCTGCTCGCGCTGACGCTGGTAGTAGTCGACCAACAGCTGGCGGAAGAACTCCGCCTTGCCGTCAATCTCTTCGCGCTGGCCCTGATAGAACGCATCGATGCGCTCCACCTCAGCCTTGCGCATCTTGTCCACCTCGGCTACCTGGCCTTCCAGGCTGCGCACAATGCGCATGTACTTGTTGGCACCTTCCTCGTCGCGGATACGCCACTTGTCGCGCTCGTCGCCCATGGCCTCGTAGACCTCCAGCGCCTGCTCCAGCTCCTGCTGATTGATATCATAGATTCTCATGCTTCGCCCTCTTTCTGCGCGTCCAGAAGCTCCTGGCGTTTGATCCATGCAGCACGCGCAATTATTTTGATGATGTCAGTGAAAACAAAGCCATAATCAAGCATTTTGCCGATGATACTAATCAGACCAGACTGACACAGCACTGTATTGCAATCCCGGAACGTGAACGCCTCGCACCACGACAAGATTCCATTCCGATCGCCCATACTTGCAAGTTTCGCTTCACTCCAGAAATATCGCAACTCATTACTGGCAATCTCCGTTGCCAATGCCCACTCTGTATTTGTCATCTCTTGCATACCTCTTTCTTTCGTGTTACACTTACCTTGTCAAAAATTTCCTATGCCGTCAGCGTGTTCCCGCACGTCTGGCGGCTTTTCTTTTGTGCAGCGACAGCCGGCGATCCACCGCCCGCGGCACCAGCGCCCAGTACATCGTCATAGCCAGCCCACCAAGCGCCAGCACCAGAAACAGCATCCGCAACCAGCCATCCGTCAACAGAGCAGCCAGCCACGCATCCCACGTCAGCACCGCGAAGATCGTTCCAACCATGCACGACGCCATCTTCTCCAACGCCATGTATATCTTCTTCATCTCACACCTCCATTCAATCCGTCACACCGCGCGACCGTTGCGCTTCAAATAAGCTTCGAGATCCTTCTCAAAATAGTAATACTTCGTACCATATGGGCGGTAAGCCACCAGCCCATCCGCACGCATGCGACGCAACGTTTGCGATGAAATACCCAACATCTCAAGCACCGACGCCTCACATAATATGCGATTCTCCGATCGCTCAAGCATCGGCCTAATCTCTTTCAGCACCGCTTGCACAACAGCGCCAGCAATCGTTTCGTCCAATGACATCTCAGTCACCTCCGTCCAGCATATGAACCTCAGCCCCGATCGCATCATCCAACGCCGTGAAGAGCGCCGACAGCTTATCCCTGTGGTCATACGGCACGATCTCATCGAAAGCCTGCTCCTTGCAGAGCTTCTTCTTCACAGCGAGCAGCATTTCCAAACGTGTCTCAGACGATTTCTTCATATCCATTCTTATTCCTCCAATCCCATCATTTCTGCATACACTTCCACGCCCTTGCGCGTCGTCTCCAGGATTATCTCGTCCTCTTCGTGGTCGTAGATCCCCCACGTCAGCGGGCTGATCTGTCGCACCTCGTAACGTTCCATTGGATCACCTCCTTTACCAACTCCCTTCGATGCGATATCATAAAACCATCACATAGAAAGGACGAACCCCATGCTCTTAGAAACACTACTAGCCACAGCTGATATCAGCTTATCAACAGAACCTTCAGTACCAGCCACTTCTTGGATAAGTCTCATCTTGTCAGTCATCACAGCTTTAACGGCTATCGCCTCTGTATACATCGCTCGAAAAACATTAGAGCAAAGCAGCCAAAACATAGAGGCTTCTACAAGACCATATATCAAGCCGTACCTGGCAGTAACATACGTTCAAACCGTTTCTTACTACCTAGTAATCAAAAACTTTGGCGCCAGTTCAGCCAAAATTCTCGGGTTCAAAGCAGAAAATTTTGACTGGACGCCGTTCGTATACAAAGAACTTGGCACACCGTTTCAAAACATCGTGAATGCTGAATTGCCACCTGGCCACAAAATATATACATACTTCGATCCAGTTAAAACAAAGCAGTTCTTGGAAGAGACCAACCAGAAACCCTACACATTCAATATCACGCTTACATACAAATCAGAAACCGGCCAAATTTATACCGAAGAAACAACCATCAACATGCACCTTTATTCCGATCTTTGTTTCGCCAGACCATCACAGCCGGACGACGAGTACTCTCTCAAAATGATCGCGAACGGCATCATAGAACTTGGAGAGCAAAAACTATAAGACAAACGGCAAAGACCACACCACATATTCCAGATGTAATGACACATAAGTCGATTGCCCAATACAAAGCTTCCTTTGATTTTTTTAAGCATCTTGTCGAATTATCATAAATGTCGTCCACGGCAATCACCATTAACAGAATTCCTATGGCCAGTATCAGGATCGCTGACAACAGCATTAATACAATTTGCATATTTTTAACCTTTTTGCTCGCTCGCTTCTTTCAGCTGGCGGGCATATTTTTTTGTGCGATACAGATGGTTCCTTTGCTTCTTGAATGATTCAGCAACATTTTCGCCTTCTTGCTTACAGAGATACTCCAGCAGGCCAATCTGTTTGATAACCTCGTCTTGAATATCTTGCAGAGATTCACTCGACTCTGACAGCAAATCACCACTTCTTTCAGCTATGGATATATACGCCAAAAGAAGCTGATCCCGAGCAGAATCAAGCAAATCCATAGCGCCAAATCGCAAGCCAGCGCTAATATAAATAAGTTGCTCAGCTGCGTTTCTAACTTCTTCATCACTAGGATTGTCCTTTGAAAGAAATCCTTTCAGTTTTTCATTCATTCGATCACCCCCTTTCGCGGCCAGCTTCGCTGGTCGTTTTTCATGTGGTCATTTCTTGCATCTACTAACTTTAAGTTAATTTTTGGGGCAAAAAAATATCATCCATATTTAACCCATAAAGCTCGCACAAGGCCTCAAGCTCAGATGCTTTTGGTTCTGTCTTACCTGTCTCCCAGCTTGATATCGTCTTTTTCCCACGATGAAGCTGTTTTGACACTTCATCCATGGTCATTTCCGCATTAACCCTTGCAGCTCTGAGACTAATTTTTAGTCGCTCGGCCAATCACATTCACTCCTTTTTACAATTTATGCCATTATAATACATCAACTTTAAGTTAGTGTCAACACTTAAAATTAGTAAATAATCTATTTTGTGTTGTTTTTTCTAACTTTTGGTTTTATAATACGGTGTAAGGAGGTGGAATCATGGTCGACGAAAATACACTGCGGCAGATTTTCAGCAAAAATCTCAATTACTATTTGAGTTGCCGTGAAATGTCACAAAACGAGCTCTCACGAAGATTAGATGTCAGCTCTGCAGCAGTCAATAAATGGGTTAAAGGCGAATCAATGCCGCGTATGGGAAAAATCGATGCTCTATGTTCCGTGTTAAACATAGAGCGTAGTGATCTCCTTGAAGAGCGTAATCCTTTTGGCAGACTTACACAATGTTACAAGCTGCCTGTGATAGGCGCAATTGCCGGTGGTACACCGATTGAAGCTTATCAAGATATCGACCCAGATGACTGGGTAGAAGTGCCTGCCAGCATGTTTTCTAATGGACAAAAATACATAGCACTGCGCGTTGAAGGCGACAGCATGGAGCCGACAATATGTGACGGTGATATCGCTGTAATCAAAATATCCTACGAATGGCAAAATGGAGCGGTTATGGCTGTCTATGTCAACGGCTATAACGCAACTCTCAAACGTGTACGCATTGCTCAAAACGGGCTTCTCACTTTGCAACCATTCAACCCTGCTCATGAACCACAAATATTTACTCCTGAAGAACAGGAGGAAAAACCAGTGCGACCACTCGGAGTATTGGTAGAACTAAGAAAAAGATACAATTACTTAGATTAAAAAGAGAACCATAAAAAACAAGGAGGGGATCTTGTGAAGAAAGTGATTCTTGTGTTGTTGGCGATATTTTTCAGCCTGTCCGTCCTATTGTCGCTAATAATGTTTATTGGTGGCGGGCCAGATCTCGGTATAGTATTTTTGCTCCTTGGCATCATTGGTCTTATTGCAGTCCGCAAAGGCTGGAAATCAGAGCCAATTTCAGAAGAAGAAAAAGAACTTGCAAAAGAAGCGCTACGCGATATGCGAAGAGACTGGAAAGAATTTCGCGCATCCATGAAAAAACCAGATGAAGAAGCACCTACCATTGACTATGACGATGACGATGATGACAGAGAGTTTGAGCCTGACGAAGAGTTCTCCTTTGACGTCGCCGGGCTTGCCTATGAAGGTCGATTAGAAAAGGTTAAAAGCGACGATTTCGGAGATGGTGGCACTTCCATATCACTAGTTTCTGAGCCAGACAATCCCCATGACCCTGATGCAATTATGGTCGTTCACCACAAGCTTGGCCAAATAGGTTATGTTCCAGCAGATGAGACTTGGTTGGTGCGTGAATATATTAAGTTCATCCCGAACTATACTCTTAGTTACGATGTTTTCGAATATGAAGATGGAAAAATAGATGTAGAAATTACCATGTCTCCGGCAAAACGAAAAAAATAACACAAACAAAAAAAGCCCGCCCTGCGCCAACAGGACGGACCGCACTAGGAAGTGTGATTACTTCATAGCTCCCAACTATCAGTATATCACACCTCCTGGATTTCTGCACCCAAAAATCCTAAGGAGGTATTTTTATGCTAACATTCCAGAACATCAACAAATCACTCGAACCGCTCGATCCTATGCTCCAGCAACCGCCGATAGTATGTCCAGAATTACCACCATGGGCAGGTCCCGTTGAAGTCCGCTGGGTAAAAGATCCAGAGATCGACCAGACCGCCGACGGCTGGATTGAGTGAGGCGGTGGCAGATATGGCCATTGAAACCTATAAACTATCAAACGGCGCCATCCGCTACAAAGCTGTCGCCTATCTGGACAACCATCAAAAGAAAAGCAAGCGTGGTTTCACGACCAAAAAAGCTGCAAAGAGATGGATCGCGGAAATGCAGATCCTGGGCGTACCAAAGAAGAAAGAGCCTCTTACCTATGGGGATGTTATCGACCAATGGCTGGAGCAATACAAGCCCACTGTCAAGCCTTCGACATACGTCACTGCATGCTCTGAGATCCAGTCGTCCTACCCCATCATTCCTCGTGACAAGCTTATTTCAGCGGTCACTCCAGATGATGTCGCAGACCTTGCATACTACTTCTCTTACCACTACTGCACGATCAAAATCCGCATCGCACGTATCAAATCCATTTTTACTTTTGCTGTTGATGAAGAGATCATTGATCAGAACCCCTTCCGGAAATTCAAAATGCCAAAGCAACAAAAGAAAGGAACGGAATACCAAATGTGGACAAAAGAAAACCTCAAAGACTTCCTCGAAGCCTGCCAAAAAGAAAATAGCCTCATCGTGTACCCCCTCTTCCGCCTGCTTGCCTATAGCGGCATACGTGTCGGAGAGCTCACAGCTCTTAAATGGTCTGATCTCCAGGGCAATCAGCTCAGCATTAAACGCACCATGACTGTGGATTATGACAGCGGCTATGTAATGGGATCCGACACAAAAACGCCAAGCTCTCAGAGAACCATTGCTCTCGATCAGGAAACCATCTCCATCCTCGAAGATTGGAAAACCATCAGCCCATCCAAAGATAGAATGTTCCCCGTGTTGCCATCGCGAGTTCCAGAGTGGATGCATCGCATCATCGCAAAGAATCCGCACATCCCGAACAGCACACCGCACAAACTCAGGCACCTGCACTGCACCATCCTCCTCGACGCCAATGCAAGCATCAAGGATGTACAGGAACGCCTGGGACACGCTACAGCCAAAACAACGCTCGACGTCTACGCCCACGCCAATCCAGATAAAACCATTGTCGCGGACATCTTCACGAACGCTATGGAAGAGACAAGGCGCTGATATGCAAGCCCATGCATAAAACCGCCCCGTGGGTTGCGCACGGGTTGAAGGATTTATGAGCTGCGTAAAAAAATGTCACATTGCAAAAAAGAAAAAGCCCTACAGACAGGCGTTTCAGCCAAATCTGTAGGGCTTCCTCAATTCCAAAAACATTAGCAGGTAATAAGCCGGGTTCTGTATCAGCGATCATCTATCTTGGATACGTGTTGCCACGCATCTCCAGCGACCTACCCAAAACAACGCG